ATGGAGTTTTAGATAACCCCATCATATCAAATACTTTACCATGTAATTCTAAATCAGCGATAGTTTTAAGTACAACCGATTCGTTGGGTGAAACTAATACGTTAAATGGGCCGGGGTGTGAGTTAATACGCATATTCCAAAACTTAGCGTAATCACCTGCTTTCTTTAACTCACTTTTAATTTCTTTGTAATCTTTTAATTGAGTAATATCAATATTATCACCCCACGGAATAAGAGCAGATGATAATCGGAACAAACTAATACCATTTAATCTATTCCATTCTAATATTCGGATAATATCCTTTGCGTTGAGTAATGCGAGTTGAGATACATAATCCAAACCCCTCTCATTGAAAGTACGTTTAACCATAGTACGATTTGTGGTAACTTTTTTACCCATTGACATATTAATACAAGCGTAACCTAAATTCATATTTTAAAGTTTAAATGTTATTTAACAAATATAAACAAAAAATATGAAAAAACCAAATATTTTAATATGTTTTTACATTTTCTTCTTCACTTCTGAAGCGAGATAATTCTCTAACGTTACCACCCTTTGTAGATAGCCAATAATTAACGGCTTTTGGGTTGTTTATCCATAATTTACGATTATTCCACGGAAAGTCGGGATGCATAAATTCTTCCCATTTTAAATTGAGTATTTGCTCTTCTTTTTGTGAATTATTTTCCACTATAACCGGATTTTCTGCTTCAGTTGGTAAATTTTTTCCACTAACTTCGGTATTTTGTGAATTATTTTCCACTATATTTTCTTTAGTATCACCATATACCTCATATAAACCCAATTTTTGGTCATTTTCCATCATTTCGGTTAAAATCTTCTTTCTCTTTTGTTTGGGTGTTTCGATTAAACCATTGAAAGCGATAATCAGAGCTACTGCTAATGGGTCAAATACAATTACAATCAAAAATATGAAGAATTTTACAACATTTTTCAATTCCACACCAAATGCTTCAGCAACAAAACGAAATCCTCCAACTTCTTTTTCTAAGTCTAAGTTTTTTATTTTAATTTCGTTGATTTTTTCGGTTTCTCCGGCATTTTCGGTTTGCAAATCAGAAATTTTATCATTAATTTTACTGATTTGCTTATCCCTATTATCAATTGAACGAATAAGACGAGAGTTTACCTTACCACCATCTAATATTTTACCCTGATTGGTATTAAATTCGGTAATTTGAGTAGAAAGTTGAGTAATTTGGATAGTATTTTGGTCAATTTTAGTTTGATGAACTGCAACTTCTCTATCTACTTGTTGTAGTTGAAGTGATTGTGCCTGAAATGCATTTGAAAGATATCCAAAGATACCTGCGGAAGTGATTAACATCAATACTGCAACCGATGTGGTTAAGTACCATTTGTTAAATCCGCCAATTTCATCCCATTTTTGTTTGAGATATGTAGCAGCAACTAATTTAGCTAATTCTAAAGCGCTAGCCATAACCATAACAGATATAGATGCTCCTGCAAAAAGAACACCTAAACCTGTTACTGAGAAATAAGCTGCACAACCTGCTATAATAATAGCAGAAAATCCTACTAATACTTTTAGCCAATTCATATTATCGATTGATTCTAGTTAACTCTGCAATTCTTTCTACTATCTTTCGCATATCTTCTAAAGTGTTATGCGCTTCTGTTGGTGACATGTGCTGTGCACCCGTAATTCCGTTTTGCAAAATCCTTAATTTCCCATCTAAAGATTCTAAAAGGTTTTGTATTTTTTCGTTGTATATCATAATAATAAGTATTTTTAAATAAAAAAAGGTGATAACGTATGTGCTACCACCTTATAAAGATACAATAAAAAATTGAATTATCCAACTTTAATTTGGATAGATTTACTTTTTCTTTCATCCTTCTTATCAATCGTTAAGATAAGTAACCCATTAGAGAATTTAGCTTCCGTTTTAGTTCCATCGTAATCTTTACCTACACTAAATGTAGCATCGATATCTTCAACCAAAGCAGAACTACCTTCTTCTTTTTTTGCTTTAATTACCACCTTATCTTCGGTGACATCTAATTTGATATTCTTAACATCGTGTCCTAAAACGCTTAATGTTAATTGTTGTTTACCATCTTCCAATTGCTTTACATCGTAATCCGTAATGGTTGATGTGTATTTTGTAGATGAATACGTTGAAGGCAATTGAGTATCAAATAACCTATCAATTAAGTGATTTAAATTTGTTGTGTGCATAATAGTTTTTTTTAGTTTCAAAATATAAGAGATATATTACAATTTATATACCAATAAAAAAAGTATGACATTTAGTCATACTTTTATAAATGTTATAGACAAATTGTCTTTTAGATTTGATTATCTTGTGATTCTATAACTGTACTCATATGGTCAGCCCAATGCATTAAATGTGGTAAATTTGATTTAATTGCTTTTTTGGCATCATATACTTTTAAGTATTTAACATTATCTTCATCATATAATCCATCGGTAAGTTTCATTCCAAAGTATTCCTTTTCTGTAACTGAAATACCATAGTGTTGTAAAGTAAACATAGTTCTATCGGTATGAGTCATATGATGTAATTCATCATTAGATGTAAATACTTTACCCTGATTCTTAACATGCCAATCTGATGGATTGATAATATAATATGGTTTTCCTTTTGTACCTAATTTTCCTAAATCGTGATGTAATGCACAAAATATTAATTCTTCATCCGTAAAATCAGGCTTACCACCCAACTGAATGAATAACTCTTTTACTTTAAGTGCGTTTTTACAAACATTAAAAATATGGTCTATGTAACCACCTGTATAGCAATTATGATATCCAACATTTCCACTTGCTGGTGCAATTGCAAGATTTACTCCTAATTCATTTTCTGAATACATGAATAAAAGTTTCTCTAATCTGTCTCCTGTAAAGTACTTGTTAATAACTGCAATAAATTTCTCGTAATTGTCTTTCAGTTCTTTTTCTGTCTTTTGTTTCATTTTCTTTTGATTTAAGTTTTATTATTCTTTTTTTAAGCTTTTCTAGTGCTATCTATTATAGTACTATAAAAAGATACCACAAACATACAAAAAATTTTCCACAATTCCAAATTAATAGAGGTCTTTTTTTGTTAAAATTTTATAAAGTATCTCAACTTCCTCTTCTGTAGTCAATTCTGGCATATCTTCATCAAATAATCGCATAGTATATAGGGTAACTCCCTCTTCGGATTCAAATTCAGTAGACTCGGATGACCATAAAGCGGGAATGCCTTCTAAGTTTTCTTCCAACTCTTTTTGTGATACATCGATTAATGGGATAATGTAATAATGGAATAGTTCATCCAAAGTTTCATCTTTCATCTCAATACGCATGCATGGATTCCACTTTGTGAAACTTATATCTGTTATGGGTGTTTCGGGTACAATTATCATAGTAACAAATATAGTAAATTTTTGTTACATTAACAAATTTAAATTAAAGTAAATTTTGATTGTTTTTTAGAAAACCAAATAATTAAAACATCTCTAAATCCTTTAGTTACTTTTTCAACATAATGCCAGTCATTTCCACCATTAAAGCAAACGTAATCGCCTTTATTATTTAATTTTACCTTTGTATCGTTTACATACATATCGCCACCATCAAACTCATCCGATAAAATTAAACTTATTGTCTTATGTGTAGTAAACTTATCTTTATGTCGTTTTGCATATCCACCAACGCCATAAATCAATCGATGCATCATGTATAAATTTTCATATTTTTCATCGAATTTATTACATATAAATTTATTTAAAGATTCGTTTTCTAAAGATAAAACAAAGCTTTTTTCAGTATAAAATACACCACTATTATCTCCTGCTATTGTAAGATATAATCCAGGATGAGCTAATTTTGTATATTTTAAAGCATCGCCATCTAATACATTGGTATTATCTACCTCCGATTTTAAAAAATCAAATTCATCTTTAGATAAATTCATATTCTAAATTAAAGATTGTTTCAAATCAATTAACTCATACATATTATGAAATACATATGGATTGGTTGCAACTTTTTTAAATTCTTTTACAAATAACGAATGCTCCGGATGATTGCCATCTCCAATATCAATTAATTTAAATTGAACATCGGAAAACGTACCCCAATTTGTAATTCTACCAAAAAACACTTTTGTTTTATTTTTGAATATGGAATACATTAAATTTAAAAATGTTTCCATTTCATTATAATTTGATTGTTGGACCACAAAAGAACATTTAATACTCTGTAAGGATTTTATAGTTGAAATAAAATTTAAATTTGAAATTAAATTATTCCAATTACCCCCTAACCTTGTTACATTTTCGTAAGTATATCTTACTCCGGCATCTATACTTATTTCACAACTATGAACATATTTATGTATATTTGGCATACTATCCCACATTTCTTTATTCCATAAACTGGCGTTTGTATGTAGGTGGATTGATTTTAAATTTGGATACTTTGATGCATCAAATTTTCTAAGATAGTTTCTATATGAAGCAGATGCAAACGGGTCCGCTGTGCCTGAACAATATATAGTTTCTATGGAATTGGAATAAGATTCTTCTATTTCATCTATGGTTGCATTAATACTTTTAATCTTACCACTATCAGCAACTATCATATCTATCCTACACGATGGACATTTAAAATTACAAGTCCTATCAAACGACATTTGAATTATCTTAGGGCCAACATCTAATATTGTATTTTTGGTTTCATAACTTTTTTGCATAACTTCAGTCAAATTACTAATATGTTTTATAGGCCCCGAAGTGTTTGTTTTATATTTTATTAATTTTGATAAAAATGGACATTTTACTTTATCACAATATTTGTACGAACCATCCATAACCGAATTTCGTATATCAATAGCTTCGGATGAGTTCCATAGTTCTTTTAATGGAACATTATTTGGTAATTCTTTAGTAAGCCAACTAGAGCAACACATATGGTTTTGTTTTTCCA